TGGATATCCTAAATTCCAACACACTAAGGAGTGTCGTATTCCTTTGGTTACTGGTTTGACTCTATGCCAAACAAAAGATGGAAAGATAATCACGCTACCTTTCTTTCTAATTTCTTCACATATTCTTGGCTGTGAGCCTTCGTCTGTGTTTCTAAAATCAAACTCTAAATCTCCGCCTTCATATTCATCAGGATCGGTTAAAGATACAGTCATGCTAAGTTTTCTTAACTTGCCATGTACATTTTGATTTTCAGGATTGTTATAAGGTTCTTCGTAAGAGTCGCAATGCCAATCGTAAAACTGACCTTTCTTGTATTCGGTAAATTGACAAGCCTCGCTAAAATCCCATTCGAAATTCCACCCAGCGTTATAATTTGCTTGATGGATGTAAGGTTGTATTTCGTTGTATATCCATCTATCTGACATCCATACAATATCAGACTTGCGTTTCTTTTGAATGTTTTTAAGTTCTAACTTGGTTAGTTTTTTGTTGTCTCTACCAGCGTTACCTGTAAGAGCCATTTCTTTATTTTGCTCTTGACCATAACGAACAATCTCATCACATATTCTTTCAGGTATGACTGATTGAAAGTACCAGTAATAATATTTTAGATTCATATATAGTTTGCTACTAAAACAATTCTATTTTCATCTATTTTAGGCGTTCCTTGAAAATGATTATACTCGCCATTAAAAATTATAATTTTATCTTCTTCTGCTGAAATTGTATGTTGTTTGTTATTTATTTCAATATAAGTTTTTCCGCTTGTGGTTGTAAAATAAAGAATTAAAACATTATGTGCAAAAGGTAAGTCTGTATGAGAGATGCTTTTCTTTAATGTTTGATGCGGAGTTAAATTTATATTAAGCCTGTAAACAACATTTAGTGATATGTTATTAAAATCAAGTATTTCTTTAAAAATTTTATATGTTTGTTCAAATAAATTAGAATCTATTTTAGGAACAGGATATCTATAAGGCGTTTCTTGATAAGGTCTATCTACAATCGTATGACTAAAATAAAATATATCTTTTGGTTGGTTTTCTCTTTCGTTTTCAGAGTAAAAATGAGTTCTATGTTTAGTAAACCAAGGTATATTTCCCTCTGCTAAAACATAATTTTTATAATCTAAATAATTTTTAGTTAAAGGATTTTTTAAATTTTGTACACTCATCTTCTCTCTCTTAAGAAATAAGTATAGTTTAGATGCGGTTTAAAAGAAAGGTTGATTAACCTGCTTCCCAGTCTCCATTTTTTATTTGTCTAAACACAGATCGTAAATCCCAACAACTAGAAGCATCAAAAACATAAGCTGCTCTAATACCTATAAAACCTGAACCTCCGCTACCTGCAGCAGAACTATGGTGTCCGCCACCACCGCCACCGCCAGTGTTAGCTAAACCTGATGTTGCAACTCCGTTATACCCACCATGACCGCCACCCCCACTTTGAGGCATTGTTCTTTTTGGTCCGCCAAGAGGTGCTGCATTGGTTACACCTGCCCCTCCACCGCCACCACCGAAGTAGCCAGTGCCTGGCGTAGTGTTTGATCCGTCTGTTCCATATCCAGGGAACGCTGGAAATTGTCTACCTGCTCCACCTTGACCACCTGCTTGTGGGCTAGGGTAGAGTGCTGGATTAGGGACAGATGGCCAGTCAGGTGCGCCTGAGGCTGGACCTCCGCTATCAGGGGCTGCTCCACCGCCTCCTCCGCCACCGCCATCAGCACCTGGAAAACCTGCTGAACCTGCTCCTCCATACCCAGTAAGACCACCTGCTGGATTGAGTTGGTTGGGTGATCCTCCTGCACTACCTGTAAATCCGCCTCCGCCTCCGCCTGAACCACCTGTGGTACCTGTTGTTGCTGAACGACCTCCACCACCTCCGTAGGTGCTAACTGTTTCGGGTGCACTTATAGGATTATTAAAAACTGAATCAGCACCTGAAGCATTTACTGCTCCACCGCCACCAACAATAAAAGGGTAAGTTGTGTTTCTTACAATAGGATAGGTTGTACCATGTGCAACTCCCCCTGCTCCACCGCCACCGCCATGATATGCAGCATCAGGGTTTGTTCCGCCACCACCACCACCAGCAACAACTAATAGTTCAACTTCTCTTGTTGCAGGTGCAGTAAATGATCCACTGCTTGTGTAATTTTCGCTGATAGCTTCACCATAAACTGATGTTTGTGCTGCTCCGATTAATCTAGGCATTGGTCCAATTCCCTGCTTTCACATTGTCATAAAGTGCGTTCATATCCCATACTCCTGAGGCATTGGCTACTTGAGGTTCTTTTACAATAACAATTCCTGATCCACCTGCTAGTCCTGCTACATTGCTTCCAGTGAATCTACCTCCGCCTCCGCCTCCGCCAGTGTTAGCTGTTCCTGCTGTTCCTGATGCACCAGGCGCACCATCGCCAGTACCTCCGCCACCTGCACCACCAGCTGCTGCATTAGTTTGAGAGTTTTGAGTTCCTCCTGCTGCTCCGCCTCCGCCACCTGCGTAAAAAACAGGAGAACCTGTAATTGAACTTTCTAAACCTACGCCACCTGCTCCATTTGCGGGATTATCTGTGTTTGTAGAGTTGCTACCTGCTGCTCCTGCTCCGCCGCCACCTGCTCCTCTAAATGAATCTCCCCCTGGTAAAACAGCAACACCAGTACCTCCGCCACCTGCGTTACCTTGTCCTGGTGGGGAGGCTGCTCCGCCTGAAGTTGCAAATCTACCTGCACCACCTCCGCCTGATCCACCAACAAGTCCATTCTGACCATCGCCAGCACCCCCACCACCGCCACCTGTAGCGGTTTTCTCAATTCCAGAGCCTGGTGCAAAGGATGAATTACTTCCATTTGTTCCATTATTTGCACCACCAGTAAATGGTCCGCCAGCTCCAGCACCTCCTGCACCTCCACCACCAACTGCTACTGAGTAAGGAGTGTTTCCTAAAACTGGTGTTGTAGATGTTACTAAACCACCTGCTCCACCACCGCCACCAAAACGAGAACCACCGCCTCCGCCACCTGCAACAACTAAGTATTCAATACTTGTAGTTAGTGGTTGAGTAGCAAGTGTACCGCTAGAGTTAAAAGTAGTGATTTGTTCTGCTTGAACTTGAACTGGATTATCGACACCTACTATTCCGCCATTAGAATTAGCCATGATTAGACCTCATTCCATTGCAAATTAGTAGCATCCCATTCGTAATTGGTTGTAACTATTGGATCACCGCTATAGGTTGATCCTAACCATTTTTGATTATCTTCATCCCAATTGATTAGAACTGGTTCTGAATCTATTTCTGTAATTGTTGGATAGGTAACTGGTGCTTCCCAGTCATCATTAGAATCTAATGACCAAGATGGATAAGGTTGTGGCTTAATAAATTTATTTTTTGATGAATCAAAAGTATCGCCAATACCTGCATAATGTTTTCTAAAATTATTGTTGTATGAAGTTTGTTTCCAAGCTGTTCCATCTTCTGAATGTGGAACGATAGATGCTACAAATGTTTCTGCCTCAGAGGATAGTTCTCCTCCGTTAGCTTCTACATCATCGTTGGATATTACTATTACTCGTAATACTTCGTTGCTTGAATTAAGTTCTGCAAAGTGAGCCATATTTGTACTCCTTAAGCGTCATCTAGTTCTTCGTAACTAATGGTGTAAGTTAAATCTCCATTAGCACTTGCACCACCCTCTAATACATCTCCTTCTTCAAGATAGATGCTTGAGTTCTTATCAATAAGAACCAAAGTAGCATCTGCTGGAACAGAGATAGTTGAAGCAAATAAAACTACTGAACCACCACTTTTGATAATTCCCATTGATACATCAGCAGCGTTAGTGCCATCAATGTTTGCAACGACAATGCTATTAATTTTAATAACCTTATCACTTGCACAAGTTAATAGATCAGTTGTGAGAGTTGTTGTTAAAGCTCCATTTATGCTATTTGCATATATCGAAGTTACATTTACTAAATTTGGATTTGCCATAATATTGTCCTAATTTTATCCGAAAACCAAAGCCATTGCTATAGCTTTTCCTGTTGTTGCTTTTGTATCAAGCTGACTTTGTATGCCAGATGTTACCCCATCAGTATAATTTAACTCTGTTCCTGTTGCAGTAATTGTTACACCGCCAATAGACAAAGTTCCAGTTGAGTTTAAAGTTCCACTAGATGATAGTGTTCCTGCAACTGTTAAAGTTTTACCAGAGCCAACATTAAGGCCCACGCTTGTTCCGTTTCCTGCATCAGCAAAAATACCATCTAAAGTATCTAGGTCGGTGTTTAATTTTCCGCCCCATGTATCGGTACTTGCTCCAACCTCAGGCTTGGTTAAATTTAAGTTAGTTGTGTATGTATCTGCCATATTATTATGCCGCTTGTTCTTTTGTTAATTGAGTCCAGGTAGTATCAGGATTCTGTATTACCTCCCATTTTAGACCACCACTTGCTGAAAATCCACTTGTTTGTGAGATGGTTGATGCACCTCTATCAATCTGTGTACCAATGGCAGACATATCTGATAATGCTGCAATTGTAGAAGATGCTGCTATGGTATATCGACCCTCGGCTGTCATAGACGAGGTTTGAGCTATTGTTGCAGACCCTCTATCAATTTGAGTACCTACAGCACTCATACCAGAAGTTTGTGCTATTGTGCTTGAACCAAGATGGACTCTATGGCCCACACTGGTCATGCCACTGGTTTGTGCTATGGTTGCAGATCCACGATCAACTTGAGTACCAATTGCAGACATTCCAGATGTCTGTGCAATGGTTGCAACACCACGATCTATTTGTCTGCCTATTGCAGACATAGATGATGTTTGAGCGGATGTAGCTACGCCAAGTTGAAAAACAGGTTGTCCGTAATGAGACTTCCCGTAACCGCCATATCCATAGCCTACTGAGGCCATGTTATTAAGCTAATGTGATGTCTAAATCACCAGCATCAAATCTGAATACATCACCGCTTGTTACAGGTTTAGATGTATCTAAGTTTGCATAAGCAAGTAAGTTTCCACCAGTTAAGGCATCTAAAATACCTACTGCAACTACAGTTCCGTAATCGGCTGTAGCTGTTGGATATTCAACTGCTGCTGCATTTGTCGCTGTTGTGGGGGATGTGCCTGAGACAGTAAAAGTAGAGGTTTGTCTTGCATAAGCTCCACCTGTTACTTCAGTACCACCACCAGTGTCATCAGGTGCTACTGTATACAATGCAACATAATGTGTTACAGGTGCAGTGTAGTTTGTGCCACCAAATACATGGTTAAGTACCTTGTCTTCTAAATAATCACTAAATCCAGCCATTTTCTATACTCCTAGTTATTACCAAAATAATAAATATCTTTTCTGCGTTTTCCGTAAGTTCTTCTTCTTTGCATTAAAGAACCTTTAGCAAACTCAGCTTTTTCTTGCTCTAATCTCATTTCTTCTAGAGCTTTCTCGAACTGTGCTGTAAATAGTGGCACTCGTTCATCTTCCATTAAATAGATAGAAGCGTGTTTTAATGATCCATAAAGGTAAGCATCTGGATATCCTGTGGATAAAAAGTTACTCGTATTAGAATCGCTTAACGCATCTATCTTTCCGTAGTAGGTTAATTGTACTGTATAACTTCCGTCTGGGGTAGGTGCAAATTCAATTGAATCATCTACCAATGCAAAATAAATAGGTTGCCCTGTTACATTGTCATTAGACTTTCTATAAACATCCATGGATTCAATGGATTGTTGAAACAATGGTGAAAAATCACCGCTATCAATTTGTAAGTTTATGGCTTCTAACCAATCAGTTGGTACTGCAAGATATTGACCCGTAAGAGTTGCAGTGGCTCTTTTAATCATGCCTTTAACTCTTAATCTGCGGTTAAATTCTGATTCTGTGCTATCTATAAATGAATCAATTACATCTGTTAAATCTGAACGATTTAAGTAACTTGCGATATTAGATTTTAATTCTGCGTATGTCATAGTTTACCTTGCCATGTTCTAAAGACTTTATTGTCTGAGTTGTTTAACCATCTTCTCCATGCACTCATATCATTTGCCCATCCTTCTCGACAAGCTCTTTGATATACAACCAATGGCACTTCTGCCACATGGCGAAGATCTTTACCTGGCTTAACATTCTCTGCAATGTTTTTACAATGTTCGATTACTGGACTTACATCTTGAGTGGTATGAAATATATCTTTACCACCCTCAGTAATAAACTCGTTAGTAAAACCAGTCTTATGATCTATAACAGTTCTTTTAGCCATGCAAGAATTTTAACACAAAAAAA